ATCATATGAAGATATAATGCTGGGGAAAGATTATAGTTTTGAATCAAATGGTAACAATTTAGGCGGATACCCATTATTAAATTTTACGAGTAAAATCATATTGATAGTTGATAAGATTAATAATGCCTATTTAGATAATCCTGAATTTTTGGAGTATGTAAATTTAACGAGTAATTCTATTTTTATGCGCGCATTCAATTATTATGATGTAAAAAATAATCCGGATATAAATGAATTAACTGATTTTAATAGAAGAGGAATGACCATTGTATTCCCCGATACTGGCGTAAACCCAGTAAATCCTAGTGGAATGTTATGTAGAGAATCTGGATGTCAAATGGTTGCAATGCGGTATCAATATGTAGACAATTATTTAGAAGAAAATGCATTAATATTTGATAGATGTGGATATGCATTTTGTTTAAAGCCACAGAGATTGAGATATGTACCAGTAACTATACCAGACCCTGTGCCTCAGAAGCCAGAGTATTCATATGCTACACGCAGTTCATCCACAGACTATTATAGTTTTAGTTTTTAAACAAAAATGTTTATCATCAATCCTGTTATATTCTCAAGTAAATTAAATATTTACTTTAAAAGTAAAAATGACTCATGTTTGACGAATAAAACCTAAAAATATAATGCCGAATTAATATACCCATCAAATTATAAGATGTGTGAATCTACTCCCATTAAATCTAATTATTGCGAATCGCTGAAAAAAAATGGATTTGGTCGCTTAAACAAAGTTAAATTTGAATTATTTGTAGAAGTAATATTCATACCAAGATATTCAAGACAACATTGTAGTGAATTATGGTGGAATGCGGATGAATTACATTTAAGTACAATTTCTGCACAAAAAGAATTTACAACTTTAGTTAATAAATATCCACTGATGACAGTAGAACAGGCTAAGCGCGTTTTGTATTGATATTAAATATATTATAATTAATTTTTAATCTAATTGTAATATAAGAATTATGAAATCTAAAAATATATGTAAAGACTTAAATTTTGGCGATTGCGAATTGGCAATTTTGCGTATTGCGGTAGATAAGGCGGATGAAAAAATAGCAAGAAGAACAGTAAATTCAGATGACATATCCAAAATAATAAAAATAGTAGAAGATTTTATTAAACGTAAAAATTTAATTTGTTATGGAGGAACTGCTATAAATAATATATTGCCAGAATCAGAACAATTTTATAATAAAGACGTAGAAATTCCAGATTATGATTTTTTCACACCTAATGCATTAAATGATGCAAAAGAACTAGCCGATGTCTATTATAAAATGGGATTCACCGATGTAGAAGCCAAATCGGGACAACACGCTGGAACTTATAAAGTATTTGTGAATTACATTCCCGTTGCAGACATAACGTATTTGCCAAAAGAAATATTTAATGCATTAAAAAAAGAAGCTGTAAGAGTAGGAGGTATATTATATGCACCGCCTAATTTTTTGCGAATGTCTATGTATTTAGAGTTGTCTAGACCAGCAGGAGACATTAGTAGATGGGAAAAGGTATTAAAACGACTTACGATATTAAATAAAAATTATCCATTAGATGCTAAATGCAATAATGTCGATTTTCAACGGAAAATGGAAAATAAGAAAAACGAAGATGAGATATATACAAATGTAAAAAATACATTTGTAAATCAAGGAGTAGTTTTTTTTGGTGGCTATGCTATATCTTTGTATTCGCAGTATATGCCAACGCATTTAAAAAAAAAAGTAGAAAAGTTTGCGGATTTTGATGTTTTATCCAACGACCCTGAGACAACGACCGAAATTGTAAAAGAGCGGTTAAAAGACATTGGTGTAAACAATGTTAAAATAATTAAAAGAGCACCTGCTGGTGATATAGTCCCACTTCATTATGAAATTAAGATAGGGTCAGACACTATTGCGTTTGTTTATAAGCCTGTTGCGTGTCATAGTTATAATGTATTAAACATTCATGGTCAAAAGGTGAAAATTGCTACAATTGATACTATGTTGAGTTTTTATTTGGCGTTTCTTTATGCGGATAGGCCTTACTACAAGGAATTTTCAGACCGTATATTATGCATGTCAAAATTCTTATTTGAAATTCAACAAAAAAATAGATTAGAACAAAAGGGATTATTAAAACGGTTTAGTATTATTTGTTATGGACATCAAGAATCTGTTGCAGAAATACGAGCACACAAGGCTGAAAAATATAAAGAATTAAAAAATAAACGGAACACTAAAGAATTTGACGAGTGGTTTTTAAATTACAAACCTGATGTTTCAGACAATACAAATGAAACAAAGACAAATGAAACAAAGACAAACAAAGGGGAAAAGTCACCTAACGAAAAAAAGTCAAAGAGAAAGACAAGAAAACCCAAAAAATCAGCCAAAAGTGGATTTTTTAACTTTTATGGAAAAAAAACAAGGAAAAATCTTAAACCCATTTACTAAAGACAATATGTATCTAAAATAACAATGATTATTTCCTGAAAAATTTTAGTTAGTAATTTACATAAAACCCCATTTTCAATTTCACACGGTATATTTTTTTTTATATAAAATATAAAATATGCAAAATAAATAAAAATTTTTTCACAAAGTATTTTTATATAGAACCCGATGTGGTTTGTAACCGACCAATCGTTTACATAACTACACATATGGGTGCTTGATTGTTTAATGTAAAAACTATGAATATCAAGCAACCCAGCTAAAACTCGGTGAAAATTCGTTTTTTCATTTTTTACATTTAATAAATTACCTATCTTGTCAAACCCGAACAAGTCCAAGTATAATAGTTTTTTATTTCTTTCTGTTTTGAACATATATGGACTTATGCCGTCCAAATATTTATTTTCATACAAAGTAGTTCCGTCAATTAAATACGGTACAAAACACGATTTTACAATAGTATTTACCAAGTCATCCACAGTTTTGTATTTATATTTAACATGTTTAGTGTTTTTTTTGATATTATAATAAGTAATGTAAAACCTGTTTTTTACTTTTGAGCAAATGTCTAGTGGGATTTTATCAATGAAAAGTGTTTTAATGTCTTTGATGATTTTTAATGTGTGCGTTTTTTTAAATTCAGTATAAACTAAATTATATAAGTTTGTCATAGAGTCTAAATCATCTATAAAATACAATAGCCCGGCAATTGAACCAATGCTACAACCTGATATTCTTTCTATACGAATATAATTGCGTTTTTCCATCTCTTTAAGAAAATAAAGAGCACCAATCAAGTAACTCCCATTAAAAACGCCGCCGTCCAATACAATGTCAAGCCTTAGTGGTGTTTTATTTGTTTTCATTTCATTAGGCAAATTCTCAATTAATTTATTTACGTATTCGCGTATCATTTAATTAATATTTAATGGTATTTACTATTTATATTTAAAACGAACTAACATTATACCTTTTTGTTTAAAAGCAATCTATTTACAAACTCATTTTCAAATTTATGTGAAACGTATATATTAATTAATTCTGCAGGGGAGTAAAAGTTTGCATTAATCTTTTTTAACTTGGTTGCATTTATTTTACTTCCAAATAAGTGCATATACACATCTGATATAACAGAATGACTAGCGTTGCTTAATTCGTGTGTAATATCAATTCTACCAGGTCTGATTAATGCAGGGTCAAGTTCATTATAATGATTAGACGAAATAACAATAATTCGCCCAGGCGTTTCTCTAATTCCATCCCATAAATTCAAAATATCGTCTAGCGTTAATGACGCGTCTTCTGGTAATACGGTAGGAATCGAAACAGCGGTTAGACCCGACAAATTAGTTGTCGCTAAATTAGGTATAATTTCATAACTAGATATTTTTTTCTTATTTTTACATCGTTGTCTATCTAATATTATATCACCGATACAATCAATATCTTCAAATAATATAATTTTGTTATCGAACGTTTTGCTTCCTTTTTCATTGTTACAATTATATGTATTTTCAAAAAAAAAGGTGGATAGTTGTTTTTTGGTCTTGATGAGTTTCAGTGAAATTGTAATAATATCTCTATTCGTGTAACTAGCCAATGCCTTTACAAATGACGTTTTCCCTGTTCCCGGAGGTCCATGTAGTCCGATTCCAAGTGTATATGGTATACCCTTATCGTTATACCACGATTTATTATTTAAAAAGTAGTCAATATGTTCAATTATTTGGTCTTTTCCGTCGAAAAACATGGTTTTAAAAGTTCTACTACTTTCCAATGGATATTCTTCCCAACAATCCAATGCATTTTCGTTATCACTCCATTTTGTTTTTGATAAATTATAAATAAAATTTTTATGTAACCGATTATTTTTAATAGAGGCCAAGTATTTATCTGTTAGATTAT